TTCATCAGGTAATATGGAAAATGAAACGGGTATTTTCTTTGATAATTATGAAATGGCTCATTTTAGACTTATTTCTGATGTTAATTATTTACCTTATGGTAGAGCATATATAGAACCAGCACGTAAACTATATAAACAGTATGTTTTAATGGAAGATGCTATGTTAATACATAGAATAGCTCGTGCGCCTGAAAAAAGAATTTTTTATATGAATGTAGGTTCTATTCCTCCAAATGAAATAGAAACATTTATGCAAAAAACTATTTCACAATTAAAAAGAACTCCTTTTCAAGATAATAAAACTGGAGAATATAATTTAAAGTATAACATGCAAAATATGTTAGAAGACTTTTATATTCCTATTAGGGGTAACGATGCCACTACTAAAATAGAAACTACACCTGGATTACAATATGATGGAATTCAAGATGTAGAATATTTAAGAGGTAAATTATTTGCTGCACTTAAAATTCCTAAAGCATTTTTAGGATATGAAGAAGGAGTAGAAGGAAAAGCTACATTAGCTCAACAAGATATTAGATTTGCTCGTACAATAGAAAGAATACAAAGAATAGTTTTATCTGAATTGAATAAAATAGCCTTAGTTCATCTATATACTCAGGGGTATACTGATGAAACTTTAACTAATTTTACTTTAAGCATGGCTAGTCCATCTATTGTATTAGAACAGGAAAAAATTGAATTATTAAAGTCTAAAACGGAATTGGCTGGTAATTTATTAGATCAAGGATTAGTGCCGTCAGATTGGATATATGATAATGTTTACCAGTTCAGTGAAGATCAGTATGATGAATATAGAGATTTATCTAGAGAAGATGCTAAACGTAAATTTAGATTGGCTCAAATACAAGCAGAAGGTAATGATCCCGTAGAAACTGGAAAATCTTATGGTACACCACATGATCTAGCTTCATTATATGGTAAAGGTAGAATGTATACAGATCCTGGAAGTGTACCTGAACCAGATAAATATGCTGCTGATGATCCTAAATTAGGTAGACCAGTTGTTTCAAATACTAAAAGAAATAAACAGGAAGATAATTTTGGTAAGGATAGATTGGGTGTAAAAAGGATGAAAGATAAGGATAAAAATGATTCTAATGCTATTAGAAATAAATTTAAAGGTGGCAGTCCTTTGGCTCTTGAAAGTGCTAAAACAACTTATCTTAAGAACATTGATATGTTTAAAAAGCTGGATAAAAAAAGGTTAATATTTGAAGAAAATAAAGATGATACTTCATTATTAGATGAAAAACAATTAAAGAAGTAAAAACCCTCTAATATTTATAAATAAATATATTTTTTGATGAAAATAAAACATTCAAAGTACAAAAATACAGGTATCCTCTTTGAACTTATTGTACGACAAATTACAGCAGACACTCTGAAAGGTAATGACTCTCCGGCAATAGATATATTAAAGGAATATTTTGTTAATACTTCCTTAGGAAGAGAATATAAATTGTATGAATCCATTTTAAAATCTAAAGTTTTAACTGAAGGTAGAGCTACACTTATAATAGATACAATTCTTGAAACTTCTACTAAATTTAATAGAAGATCTCTGAAAAAACAAAAGTATAACTTAATTAATGAAATTAAAAAACATTATGATTTAGAATCATTTTTTGGTTCTAAAATATCTAATTACAAACAATTAGCTGCTTTATATACTTTAATAGAAGGAATTAATTCAAGAAGTATATCTCACCCCCAACAATTAGTAGATAATAAAATTACTTTATTAGAACATTTAACTAAAAAAGAAATTAAAAAAGATCAAAAACAAACTGTACTTGAAGAATTTTCTGACTATGATAATGATGTAAGAACATTAACTTATAGAGTATTATTAGATAAATTTAATAGCAAATATGATTCTTTATCAGTAGAACAAAAAACAGTTTTAAAAGAATATATAAATTCAGTTGACTCTACCCCTGATCTAAGAAATTTTTATAATTCTAAAATTAGTGAGTTGAAAATAGCACTAAAAAAAAAAAAAAAAAAAAAAAAAAAAAA